ACCTTAGTTGATAGACTTGCCATATAGACCTCCTTTTAAAATTGTTATCATGTTAATTTATATCCATAAAAATATGTAAAATCTGGATCAGCAGCAGTAGATTGAGCACCACCTTGATTATGATACATTCTAACATCTACATAATCGCTTACTGCTAAATCTAAAATTGTATTTATTGATAGAGATTTCCCTTGATTTTCTGTTCCATTTGCTAACCCACCAAATATTGCTACAGCAGTTGCATTTTTGTAAATACCTAATCTACCAAGCTCATTGGCATTGTTTCCATATTCCATATACAATCTAGCACTAAAGAAATATTTTCCTGCTTTACCGCTAGGAACTACAAAACGATAATTTGAAGTATCATAAGCACTATCTGTATCAAAATCTTCAGTATTAAATGTAATAAGTGTATTTGTTGCATTTGGTATACTTTGATCACCAGATTGTTTTACTGCAAAAGAAGGAGTATTAGCCGAACTAATACCAAACCCCGTAGCAGTCCCGCTATTTGTAATCGTTGCCCCTGACGGAATCGTGATCGTGTCCCCTGAACTACCAATTTCTAATGCTGTTCCTGATTGTGGATCTAATTTGTCTACGAATAAAGTTCCCATTATATTACCGTTAATGTTCCTGCTACTGTCACAGTGCCTGTATAGTTAACTGGTCCTGCTACAAAAGCATTTTGTGTTGCTGTGATTGTTACGTCCGAAGTAATTGTTGCTAAATTTAAATACATACCATTAAAGCTTGGGTTAATTGCAGTATGGTCAACGCTACCAGTAGCTGGTGTTTGATAACCTACAGCTGCCCCAATAAATACTACATATGCTGCATCCGAACCTGCTAATGTACTTGAACCAGTCCCTAAAGTTGTACCACTCGCAGTGTAATCTACATCTGGTTTTTGTACAACATTGTTAACTACGAATCTTACAGAAGAAGAATCAGAAACGGCTTGGTTTAAAGAAAAGCTTTGAGCAGAACCGTCACCAGTAATGGTCTGAGTTGCCATTGATTTAAATTCACTTGAACTACCTGGACCTATATACGCCATAACTCTCCTACGTGCTTATACTATCTATATACGATACCCAAACATTTAAACTATTCGCTGTATCAGATTTTGCTTTCAAAACATCAGTGCTTTGAATTACAATTTTTGAACCGCCATCAATTAATTCTATACTGGATCCTTGAGGAATGCTTACATTTTTTACAATATAAGAATCAGCTGATCCACCACTAGCTGTGCTAGTAATATAGACATCTGCTTGAATTGTTTGTGTTACTATATTTGTTAATCTTATTCCTATTATAGCGTCATCTGAATTTGAAGTTATTATAGTACGCGCAGTTGTACCAATAGCTACGTCTCCTGATCCATCCGCTGCAACAGCTCTAAAAAAATCTTGTGCCATATATTATCCTTATATCAGAGGGCCACAGCCATTGCAATTACAAATCCTGCGGACGCTCCTGTTGTTGGTTTATTTACAAACGTCACTGCTCCTGAGCCGTCTGTTTCTAAAATTTGGTTTGCAGAACCGTCTGATGTTGGTAGTGTGTAGGCTCCATTAACATTTACAGTGCCTGTAGTTTGAATACCTGTATTAGTTGTAACAAGTTTACCATTACCACTGTAAGACAAAGCTACTGCACCCCCATTACTAAAAGATGCTAAACTAGAACCAGATCTACCTGTCAATATTATTGAATCAGATTTAACTTTTAAACTATGACTTACATTTGGCGTTTGAATTATGTTGTCCGTGCCTCCACCAGATGTGTCGTGAAAAATTTCTAAATCTGTACCTGCTCCAAATTTAATTTTTTTATCATCTGCTAAAGTTGCATTACCTCTTAAATTTACATCACCGTTAAAATCGTTTCCTACATTTTTAACAAAGTTACCCATGTAACCATGAGAAGAACATTGGTAATATAAAATGTTAGGTGTGTTAGCATCTACTAATATTTGTGTATACGCGTTTGCACTACCAGGTGTTCCTGATGCAGTTACGCCTGTTGTATAAGCTGTTGTTTTATCTGCTTCTAAATAAAATAATAACGGATGTCCTGAGTTACTAGAATCTGATTGATCAAATTTATAATAATATTTTTTACCTGAATCTGCGCCTGTAAATTTAAAGGCTGGTGATTCCATACCATTTAGTAAATAGCCATTACTTGATCCTGTACCATTGTAAGGATGGTAAGCTGATTTAGCAGCTACTGTTACATTTATTAAAATTGGATTAGCACTAGAACCATAAGCTTCAGCTTCTGGTGTAGCTATTTTTCCTGCTGGCAAAGTACAAAATACATCTTTAGTACCTACAGCAAAACTAACTGCTGCATCACCATTAGAACTAGATATAACCTGTGTTCTTGTAAGTGTACTTGCTCCACCGTTTAATGTTCCAACACCTACTTCCCATTCATCTACTGCTTGGTGTGCAATAGTATAATAAGTAACGTTAGATCCACCAATGCCTGCTGCAAAAGTATCAAAACCTGATGAAGCTCCAGCAAGCGTTACCGCTCCTGTACCTGTAGTGGTAGTCGTTTCTTTTACACGATCATTAACAATAAATGCCATAGTTATCCTATGCTAGTTGTAAAATCGCTGTTGCTGCTGCAGGGCTTGGGAAAGAAATAGTGAAAGTTCCAGCTGTTGCTGTTTTGTCTCCACCAAAATTCAATACCATAACTGCTCTATCTCCGTTTGTGTCATTATAAATTAATGCTCCACGCGCAGTAATTGTAGCACTTGTCCAAGAAACATCAGCAGAAAAATCTGTAATACCTACTGTTCCATCTACAGTTGGTGTAACATTTGTTAATGTTTTTCCGCCTGCTGGTGTGTAACCTGTGCCAGTTGTACTAATTTCGTGTGTGCTTGTTGGATCTGCTGCCGGATCTGTCGGTGCAGTGTATGCTGTTGTTGATGCCGATATACTAGAAGAGTTAGTAAACATTGCTAATTTAAATGTGTCACCTCCACCGCCTGCTATCGTAAAGTTATGTAGGGCTTGCAACACTTCTGATTTAAAACTGTTACAGACCGCTGATGCTCCTATTGCCATTATTGTGGTCCTCCTTGATTTGATTTAACTGAGCCGAGTCCTGGTTGAAATGACGGTCTTGGAACCCTAATGACTCCAGACTGATATGCATCTCTTTTACCATCACCCATGTATTGCATAGCTACCTCTTCTAAAGCGGTAGAATATGATTGTGTATATATTTGCAGCATTTCTGCTGATCCCTTTAAATACTTAAAGGCTTCAATAAGACAACCATACAAAAGTAAAGTAGGTGTGTTATTACTTAACCAAGTGCTAGTTGTAGCAACGCTAAGCCTGTCAGGTAATTTAGACATACTCATTTCAACTGTGTAAGTAGCATCTGGTGTTGGAACTACATATACAGTATTATCGTCCCATTGTGAATAATATTTTGGTGTTCCTGTTGTAGCTCTATCTGGCCAATATTCATTCATAAAGCTAACATCTTTTCGTTCTAAAAATGTTCTATCACCTGTGCCTCCAGGAGAATAAATCATCATACTGTTTATAGTTGTAAATATATCTGGAGTTGGACCAGCACCACCTGGTAAACTTAAAAAAGGATTGCTTGCTGTAAAATTAGCAAATTGATGGGAAACAAAAGCTGGTATATTAAGTTCTCTTAATATTCTATTTTCTGTGTGTTCAATAAAATCATTAATAATAGTGTCTGTTAAAACATTAGAATCTGTTTCTGTGTAATCTCTTATTTGTGTAACTAATTCAGTATATGTTGTCATGCTGATAATGTAACTGGCCCTGCAAATGCCTGTCCTCCTCCACCTATAATTGTTGGGCTAGAATGAGCTAATCCACCACTAGGAACACTATAAAAATTTTCATCTATTACAGTTATAGTAAAACCAACAGCTTGATTTAAATCAACAGCAAACATTTGATCTTCCACATCTCTAAACCTAACCGTATCTCCTGTTGATCTATTATTTCCAGGTTCATAAACTTTTATGTAAGATACACTTGGTTCATGTCTAAACGCGTTAAGTGGTAACAAATTAGTTGTTGGAGGTGCAGTACGTGCAGGTCTTGCCCATTGTAACGCCTCTGGATCAGGCATATGAATTTGTGGTTGAATTTGTGGAGCTTTTTTTTCGTATTCACTTGTGTGAACTTTTGCACCATTCCATTCTGTTACCATTTCTGTGTAGGGAAATTGTAATCCACTACGATCAGAAATAAATAAAGCATATTTTCCTTTAGCGTATGTCATTTAAATCCAAGTATACTTTCCACCTTTTTTAGCAGCGCCCATTCCTTGAGCAGTACCACTTACATTTCCTTTAGTAATTGTAAAAGGTGTGCCTCCAGATTCTTTTCCCATGCTAGATGGTGCATTACCTTTAGTTGTAACTGCTGCAGCTTTTACAGGTGCAGGTGCATCATTTTGACCTCTGCCATAATGACCTATTTTTTTACTAGAAGCTTCTCTAGTGTTAGCTGTTTGTGTGTTGTATATTCTGTTACTCATTTGTCCTCCTTTTGACATTCGCAATTACCACAAGTACATTGTCCACCGCAGCACGAACCACCGTTACTACAATGACATTCATGGTCACAATTTTTACACGGCATATTACCTCCTATGGTATGTATGCTTGTGCAGGGTTAACTTGGAAAGCTACTCTTTCGCGGTCAGTGTCAGCTGCACGTTCAAATTCTTCGTCGTATATTTGTTTTAATAACGGCACCATGTTAGGTGCACGTTTAATCGCAATATAATATGCTAATCCAGCAGTTAAACAAGGTATAAAATTAAAAGGTACATCTAAATCGTTAGTGTAAACACCTGCATCTTGCACTCTTCTTATATAAAAATATTTAAATTTATAAGCTATGTTAGGGCTTGGGTATAAAAACAATGTCATATCAAATTGTGGTCTTCCACTGTTACTACTTCCGTTAGTAATAACTTGACCAGGTATCATACAAAACTGTGTAGGTCTTGCATCTCCTGCAGAATTTTGTTCTTTACGAGAAAGATTCATGTAATCTGTTTGTGAAATTTTAGTGATTGTTACATCAGTTGTTTGACTATCACCTTCTAAATTACCTGTTCCTTGTGCTGTAGTAGTTACAGTAGCATCTAGAATATCTAAAACATCTACTGGTATACCATAATAATTTTGACCTGGCACCATTGTTAAAAAATTATAATCAATAGTCCATAAGTTTAATCCACGGTTTGACCACTCACTTAACATAATATTAAGTGAACGTCTTGCCGTTTTTAAATCATAACCACCAAGAACCTCGAGTCCACATCTTTCAAATGCTTCTTCAATAGCTTCTTCTACATTTAACTTAAAATTATATGTATTAGAATAAGCCATCTAACCTCCTAATAATTTTTAATCCATTCGCAAATTAAAGTGTATGTTTCACCACTGCTAGCTGCGCCTGGAACAACTACATCAATGTCACCTGAATAGTTGGTTTCTTTTGGATTACCCAAGCCCCCTATAGTACTAAAATCATATGTGTCATCATAATTTAAAGATAGTAAAGGTGTTTGAGTTCCTGATGTTAAATCCCATTGAAGTTGCACGGGAGCAGTTACTCCTGCTGAAACGTTAAACCAAACTTTGTTTAGTGTAACTGTTGTGCAAGTCTGTCCTTGATTGTTAGTTGTTAAAGTTGAAACATCTACTATTTTTGTTGTTCCACCTGTTCCGTCAGAGACGTTTACATAACTTGTAATAAGTTTTCTGTCTCCGTCAAATAATGTTCTTGTTGTTACGGTATCTACCATTTTATTAATTCCCCTTGTACAAGGGTGGGGCCATTACTCCCCACCCACGGTTATATTTGTTTAGCTTAAGTTAATATTTTGTTGATATAAAATAGTAAATCTACATTCACCAGCAGTTGTAGCCGCTGAGTTAGTAACATTTAATCTTACATCAGTTGTTCCAACATCTTCCCATGCTAGTGCTCCACCAGCTTGAGTTGTTGGACGTTTAAGTCCCACAGTTGTTCCAATAGCAAAAACATTAACATATGCAGTGGCTAATCCACCAACTTTA